TCCCGTGTGTAAACGACCCTTAAGTACAAAATGCTAACTTTCCAAGTAACCTTCAAAGATGTCAAGACCAACGACCTTAAGAAAATTAATATACATACTGCTAAACCTCAAAAGGATTATGATAAATTTCATGACAAATTGGCCAAAAAGAATCGAGAATTGACTCAAAACGCAAAAATGAGTATAATGCCACGAGTTGTGACAGACAAGGTAACAGCGGATTCAATAATACAGAAAAATAAAATAGAAACAGAAGTGTTATATATATCAATGAGAGCCCCAAGAATTGATCCAGATGCAATAGTGTGCGCTAACGAATTGGGCTTACCGATATTATCAAGAGTAGGAGTTGAGGAAACAATGTTTTTAAAGGATAAAAGATATCAATATGTATCCAAAGAGGAAGTAGATGTAGATTTTTTCGATGAATTAACAATGGCTATAAATAGGAAGATTGGGAAAAAATCAGGAAGTGATGAGGGCACGATGATTAAAATGGTAAAGAATGATCTTAAATCAGCATCATGGATAATGGAAAATAATGTTAAATTATTCGTAAGAACAGGATTGAATAAAAAGCTTGACGATTTATGCGTAAAACCGTCAGATATCGGTAATGTGAGAGAAATACGCGCCGTGGATGAAAGATGGCATGGGGAGGATGAGGGAGTAACATTGACTTATTCAATATATAGTAATGACTTTAATGAGCTAATAAGAACACAAGAAATTGACAAGGCTATTAGAGACGTTAAAGAACATATTGAAGATGAGCATCATGGAGCTAAAGGTAGGAAAGTATATATAATTTATGATGGTGAAGACAGCAACAAAATGAAAGTAAAGAAGTTTATAAATGAATTGAGTTATGAGATTGATGGGCAAGTGGTTGAATACCGGGTGAACGAGAAAAATGATGTTAAATATTCACTAATACAAACATGTAGAATAGCTGAGAGTGAGCTAGAAGATGAAACGATGAAGGATAACGTAATATTCGAAGGAAAAAGGACGGAATTGAAAGAAATAATATTAAACGAGATAGAACCACTTTACAGGAAGGCACCAGAATCGGGACGTGAAGATATTGATAAAATGAAGGCTTTATTAAACAGTGAGAGATATGTAAATGATACCGATGTAATTAAAGTAGAAAGGATTCCATTACCTAGTAAGAAGCCAGAAATAGCAGAAAATGTAAATAAGATGCGAAAAGATATATTAGTTAAAATTGGAAAATGTGATGATGCTAAAGATGGCGCAATTATTATGTCATTGGAGAGAGAATTAGGAAATAATATTTGGAGAGGAGAGGAGACTTGGCAGTCGCGAATGCAAAAAAGATTTCCTGAAACATCAGTATTTTACGCTTATAGTGACAGAGTCGGAACAGGTGATGGTATTAAAATTGATAAAGCTATTAAAAACAAGATGTCCAAGCCAAAGAGCGTTTACAATAAAGAGGATTTGGAGAAATATGAAATAATCGGTATAGAGCCAAATTACGTAGAAAGTCTAGAAGAAGAATTAGATAGAAGAAATGTTGATCTAGAGTTGCGTAAGTTAATCTCAGCCTATAGTAGCGCAAAAAATAGGATGATATTGACAGAAATGATAGCGTGTGAGAATTATAACGGGAATACATTTATTAAATTTATTGAACAAATGATCGCGGCAAGCGTGGCAGATAAAGGAATAACGATGTTTGTTGAGGACGAAAGTTTTAAGACAATGGCAGATAAAGTAATCAATAAAATTAGAAACGAAAATATGGAAATAAGAGAGGTATACCAATTGTTTATCACTGAGAAATATATTAATGCGCGAGATTTTTTAGGGGAATCAGGCGATATTGCGAGTGAAGTCGCCGAAGATAAAAAAGATTCACAAATTTTTGAGGAAGAAGGAAATGATGAGTATGAAGAAGAGAGAAATTTAGTTAAAGAGGATAACGGGAATGAAGAGTTGAGTGACGTAAGAGATAAGAAAGAGGAGAAGGAAGAGAGTAATGGAGGAAAAGTACGATATGAAAGTGTCATAGTTAATGAAAAGAATGATGATAAGAACTTTGTGGTAATAGACGTATACGAGGAAGGTAAGAAAATGTTAACTGACGCGTTTAATAGAAGTTTTGAGGAGTTGAGAGAAGCAAAAACGAAGGAACAGATAGAGATAATAAAGTTAAAAAGTGAGACATACGTTGAGTTGTTTAAAATAATGAACAGAGGGATGGGTGAGCTTGAGGAGATAAGAAAAGAAAATGTGAATAAAGTGGAAAGAGTAGAGGAATTTGATAAAGGAGATAATACAGATAATAGAGTAGTAGAGATGAAAGAGAAAGTAGTCAATGCGTTAATGTTAACTCACATTGATTTTATGGAAAAAGTCGAGATGGACGAACGACCAATAATAATGGTAGCGCGAAGTGAGAAATATAGCGGTTACGAAACAAAAATGAAAGGTACTATTCGATATGGTGAGACTAATGATCGAAAATACAATGTATTTGAGTCAAATACTATAAAGAAAGTAATTCAAGATGAGATGCGATCAGGGGGAAATGAAAGAGCTACTACTGAAGCGGTTTTAAATATGTTAAAGATTAGTCTACATAAGAGAGGATATGTAGTAGAGACAAACGAAGAAGGAGATATTATAATTAGAAAATATTAGATGCAGTATAGTTTAACAGACATATATCTTTGAGGATGCGGGCGTGTTAGTGTTTTATACGTGTGACTTGGGTGGGATA